CGAGGATCGTGCCATAACTTGGTCCACTCCCTCATCAAGTTGTTTGAGAATCTTACGATTGCCATCTATATTCTCCTTTTCAGTTTTAATTTTCTCATCTAACATTGCAACTTTATCTGACAATGGTGCAGCATCAGCTGAGTGTTCTAAGTGTGCCTTAGACAAATAACCAAATATACCCATCGAGGTAATCAACATCAATATAATACATGCCGACACATAATATGATTTCATCAATAACGGACAAGTTTTCCAGTTACGATATAACCAAGATACTGTTACAAGTTTGGCCATTTCCAGTACTGAACCCATTAGAATAATAGGCCAGAATGAACCTGGAAATATGGCAGCCAAACCGATAACAGAATAATATGCCGATACTCCTGATAACGCTAGTGCCGTCAGGAATGTTAAGTATGTCATGTGAAGAAGTCCTCTAGAGAATTAGTTTTTTCTACTTGCCACTTCATACAATCTAAGATAACTTTGATTGGATCAAGGAAAGCTTTGTTGAATTGTAACTCATAGTCTACATATTTGTCAAGCTCAAACTCCGCAGGTATACGAGATGGATAAGAAATAACTGTATCTTTGAACGGATTCGGCAACTTGAGATAGGTGAATTTAATCTTTTCACCTTCTTGAATCAACGGATACTTTTTAGTAAGTTCCATCTTCTTCAGATTGTGATTATATAGAATAGCACCTTTGACATGAATTGGTGTACCTTTTTTATATAGTGTCATTGCATCCGAATAAGTGGCAAGACCATTCATACCACGAGGAAAAGATATCTCTTCAGGTGGTAATTTATTAAAGTCTTCTCTGAACTTGGCAATAAAGTTCTGAATGTCTTGTTCATTACCAGTCATCATCAATTTAATAATCTCTTTCATCTTCTCACGGATAGCCGATGGTGTTGAAGATTTAATCATCTCAAGACCCATCACCTTCATCTGTGGTTCATTATACTGAATACCTTCATTGTTGTATACATTAAGAATGTATCGTTTCTTGGCAGTCCATACACCTTTGTTGGACAATGCCTCACGCTTCATTTGCATCTTTTGTGCAAACGCTCTAACATAGTCCGCCAGTTCTTGATAACTCTCGTCAATAAAAGGTTGAATTTTATTCTCACAGACTTTATCCATGAATCGTATAGTTTTGTCGATATCATCAGATGGTTTATTGACAAACTTATTAACCAAGCCGTCAAGACGGAGATAGATAGAGTCAGTATCACTCGCAATAACATAGTCCACATCTTTTGTTTCCAGTATCTTGTTCACATACTCATTTATTTTTGCTTCGATCCAACGAATTGAGAGTTGACCTGCCGTAGTGACTGCAAGAGCCATCCGTAAGTCATAAAACCTAAAATACTGGCTTCCCAAAGCACCGTAAGCGGAGTTAAGGGATACTTTCTTTGCGAGTTGGAGGTTGTTGTATCTGGCAATTCTTTTGTCAATTTCGTATCGTTTGTTTTCATCTTTTTCATTTTCATACTCTTGTTTGGCCTGTAGATATAACTTCTTAAACTTCTTACGGTCGACATACATCTCTTCCATCATAGCAGGTAAGAAACCAACTTTGTCTGTACGAAAGAATTGACCATTTGGTGTTATGGTACAACCACTCAAATTTGATGTGTTAATCTGTTTAATCAGTAATTTATCTACTGTTATACCTTGTGAAAGAACTTCTCTCATCTCAGGCGTATAATCTTCAGGATCAATTAGAGTTTCAGGACTAATATTGTATTGCATCATCAAATGAGGATACAAACTGTTCAAGTCAAATGAGGCAACCCAATTGTGAAGGCCAACTTGTGGCTCTTTCACATAAGCACCTTCAAAGGCCGCATCTTTGTCTTTTACGATTCTTGGTGGTACAATGATACCTTTAGGCAACAGATATGAATATGTCAAGGCATCCCACATCCGAGTCTGTGCAAATACATCATCATAGTTGGACTTAGTATCATAAGCCAAAGTCAAAGCCAACTCAATCAACTTCAACTTATCTTCCAGTTTGATAATCAACTCAACGTCTTTGATATTATACTCAATAAACTTTTGGTGATTCAATCGATACAAAGCATGTAGGTTGTCAAACTCTTCATAAGAGATTTTGCCTTCACCAAGTTCTACCTGTGCAATATTATCCAAACGATAAGACTCTTGTGACTTACCGCCAGGAGCATACCATTTGTACAATTCAATATAGTCTAGACATCCAATGCCAACCAAGTCATAGGCAATCATTGGTTTGCCGTTGATGATTGTCTTTCTCTCAAAGATATATTTCCAAGGAGATAGATTCTTTGTTTCTTTCTCACCAAGAATTTTATTGAAACGATTGATGAGATAGGGTATATCAAAGAACTTGGTGTTCCAGCCAGTCAATACATCAGGACATTGGTCTTTCCAAAGAGACATGAACTTCTTACAGAGAGTCCATTCATCCTTACATTTGACATACAATTCATCACCTTGTGTTTCATAGTCACCACAAGCAAACACCCATGTTTTACCATTTAGAAAGGTCAAACAAATGGCTGTGATTGGTTCATTGGCTTCATATGGGTCTGGAAAACCATTCTCAGAACCCACCTCAATATCGATAATGCCGATTGAGATATGGTCTTGGTCCCAGTCCACCATCTCTGGATGTTCATCAGCAATAAAGGCATACTCATACCTTTCTTGACCATAAACGATTGGAGAACCAGGTATTGGTTTGCTCTTGTCATCTTTGAATGACTTAACAAACTCTCTGGCTTCTGAAATACTATTGAATCTCTTTTGTGTAAGTGGTACACCATCTAGTGATTTGAATAGTGTTTGATTTTTGTTTCTGGATGGAAGATAAAGGGAAGGTGCGTAATCAATCCTATCTTTGATTCGTTCACCATCTCTGATGCCACGATATAGGATTGAATTACCAATCGATTGAACGTTGGTGTAAAATGTTGTCATTAACCTGTGATAAGTTGTTTTGTTGGTGGAAGAACGATGCCTGAACCGAAGATTTGATTGTAATTATTAACAAAATCTTCTGCTGGAGTATAAGAGTATACTACATGTTTCTTGGCTAAGGCAATAGTTGAACCAGTTTTTTGTTCAGCATGTAATGGAAATGGTGAGAATCCAACATTAGGTGTGCCATCTTTACCACGAATGATTGTGATGCCGACTGGATTTTCGATTACAAATTCGATATCCGATTCACTTTCCAACTCACCCAAAAGTTCCTCGCCTGTAACGAGTTTAAGTGCCAATACTTGCATAATGCTTCCTTCACATAAATAATAATATAACATTATATATGAATTCGTTTAGGACCACAAGCCGTCCGTGTCATCTTTGCCATTAAAACATTAATCAAGCAAAGGTGGAAATGGATCCAATTACGCTGTTTGCCTTAGCAAACGGAGCAGTTGCTGCTGTCAAAAAAGGATGTCAACTATACAAAGACATCAAAGGTGCCGCTGGGGAGGTTAAATCCGTCCTCAAGGACCTTGACGACCAATTCCACGCCAATCATCCACCCGATAAACCTGCCACGGTCACACAACGTAATGCATACATTGAAGAAAAAAATCGTGTTATAGAATTAAATAAAAAACAAGGTGAAACTGCTGGCATCTATCAAGACCTGGCCAACTATCTTGGTGACTTCTTTGACAACATGAACAAGTGTATGGCAGTCATTGAAGAAGAAGAACGTAAAAATCGTGAAGAAATATACGAAGGTGATGCTAGTTTAGGCCGTCGTGCTCTACAATTGGTTATAATGAAAAAACAGTTAGAGCAAATGAAAACTGAACTACGTGAGATGTTGGTTTACGATTCTCCTCCAGAATTAGGTGCTTTATGGACCGATGTCAATGAAATGATGAAAGACATGGGTGCTCAACAAAAAGTATTGTTGACAAGAAAAATGAGAGAAGATGCTAGAAGAGCCGAAAGAAGAAAAGCCAAGATTAAACATTATATGGAAGAACTTTCTTATGGATTATTTGCTCTTGTTATGGGACTGACAGTTGTGATATTAATGTCTTATGTTTCATATGATAGGCGACAAAGATGGCCTGAATTGCAACCAGATATTATTAAACAGAGACAGGCTGAACGAAGAAAAGAACATCTAATATGGCTTCAAGCCCAAGAAGAAAGAATAAAGAAAGAAGATGAAGAATACCTCAAACAACAAAAATCAGAATGATGATGAGATTGTTGAAACGATGACTTTTGCTGATTTCTTTTTAGAATTACCTATAAAATATATTTTAGGATTTTTTGCTTTCTTATGGATGTTTGCAATGGCTATCGTAATAGGTTACATAGAATTGACCAAATAAATATGAATACTATCATTGAGGAGTATCTAAATTGTTACGCAAAGTATTTTCTATATTATGTTTACTCGCCTTATTTTGTTATGTCGGATTTATCCAAGCGCAACCAATCACCGCAAAATCATGGCTGATTACAAACGAGGACACAAATACAATCCTTGATGCAGCTAATGAAGATAGAATACAACCAATTGCTAGTATTAGTAAATTGATTGTTTCGATGGTTGTCTTGGATGCCAAACAGGACTTGAATGAATTAGTACCACTCAGCACTAAAATTCGTGATGCTTTGCCTTCACAATTACCAAGAAGAACCCTATTAGAATTGGCGTTGGTTAATAGTAATAACAGAGCTGCACAAACTCTGTGTGAACAATATCCTGGTGGTTTTGGTGTCTGTGTTTATGTAATGAATCTTAAATTACAAAGCTTGAATATGGTTGATTCTATCGTATACGAACCAACAGGTCTTGATAAGAGAAACACAAGTTCAGCCAAACAATTGGTCAACCTAGTTAAGGCTGCAGCCAACTATCCGTTTATTGTTGATGCTGATAAAAAAACATCTGTTGAAGTTATCGTAAAGAAAAGAAAACTTGTATATCATAATACAAACCCACTCATTGGTAAGAAAGACTTCACCATAAGTAAGACAGGATGGATTTCTGCTTCTGGTGGATGTATCGTAACTAAACTAAATAATTCTATCATTATCGTATTAGGAAGCAGAAACACTCATACAAGAATTTATGAGGTTACTTATCTTTACGATATACACAGAAGGAGACTATAATGAAAAAATCACTACTAGCTTTATCACTTTTAACAATTTTAGGAACTGCTGATGCACAATGGCATCATCATGGTGGATACTGTTGTTATCGTGGAAACGGAATGGGTTGGGTTGCACCAGCTTTGATTGGTGGTGTTGTTGGTTATGAATTGGCTCGTCCACCAGTATACGTTGAACAACCTTCAGTTATTGTTCAACAACCAGTAGTGCAAGCACCACCGTTTGGTTATCATTGGCAAGAAATGATTGACCCACAAACTGGATTCAAAAGAGTTGTGGCTGTTCCAAACTAATGGCATATTCAGAAAAGGTCGTTGACCATTATGAGAACCCTCGCAATGTAGGCAGCTTTGCCAAAGACGAGGAAGGCATTGGTACAGGCATGGTAGGAGCACCAGCCTGTGGTGATGTGATGAAATTACAGATAAAGGTAGAAGATGGTATCATTACAGATGCGAGATTCAAGACATATGGTTGCGGTTCTGCGATTGCTTCAAGTTCGTTGGTTACAGAATGGGTTAAAGGTAAAACACTTGACGCCGCAGCACAGATTAAGAATAGTGAGATTGCTCAAGAGCTTGCACTTCCACCAGTTAAGATCCACTGCTCAATCCTTGCGGAAGATGCCATCAAAGCAGCGATAAAAGATTATCAACTTAAATGTTCTTGCGAGGTATAAATGATACAACTGACCGACAATGCTGCATCTAAAATAAAAGACCTTATCATTGAAGAAGGCAATCCAAATTTATTCCTAAGAATGTTTGTTCAAGGCGGAGGTTGTTCTGGATTTACTTACGGCTTTACTTTCGATGAAGAACAAAATGAAGATGATTTCATTATAGAAAAAAATGATATCAAAATGTTGATAGATTCTATATCATCACAATATTTGGAAAATGCCACGGTTGATTTCAAAACTGAAAAATTTAACCAACAATTTGTTATTAGTAATCCTGATGCTAAACACACTTGTGGTTGTGGTAGTAGTTTTGCCGTTTAAGTCCAGACTCTAAAGTTTTCGTATTTGCAAGGATTACTTTCATCAAATTCTTTATAAAATAGACTGTTAGTATCCTTGCTTGGTGACCAATTTGATAATACTGATACCAATGGTTCCCAATACTGGTCACCAATTTCCAATATTTCTTCAAAAGGTAATTCTTCTGGTTCTGTATAACCATTATTTGGATGTTTAATCATCCACACAATAGCGCCTAACATAGAACCTGCAACTTGCATTGATGTTGCATTTTCACCTTCTACCAATTCTCTAGCACCATGAATGTCTAATTGTGAGCCGTGCCAGAAACAAAAATCATCACCAATCAACAACACACCTAATTCATCCATACCATCAACGATTTCATCTTTAAGAATACGTTGTTCTTTTTGTAAATCTAATTCGTTGCCACGCATCTCATGTAATGATGCAATAGCTGAGTCACAAGGTTGATACACATAATAAACAGATGGCCTAAAGTCGCCACGCTTTGTTGTAAAGTATTCTGAGATTGTTACTGATTCAGAGTGTTGAATACAATAACCATTATACTGACCACCATCAGGCACCCAAGATTTCATCAACACAGAAGCGCCAGGTTGCATCAGATATGCTGCAGTACCTTGTGACTTACCACCTTCTGGATGTCTGTCTTCATGTGTGCCCCAACCCATCTCAGCAGGTGCTCGACCTTCAGCCCAAAATCCTTCACAAGACCATGTGTTAGTAAATTCACCTTTTGTTTTTGGTTGACTAATAACTTGTTGGTCTCTCTCAGCAATATGAATCACTTTAACATCTAGTGATTTCATCAACTGAGCCCATTCTTCACGGTCAGTTGGCATTTCAATTTTTCTGCCACGCTTCTTAGCTAAATTAAGAAGTGCTCTTTTGGTTAAATGTGTTACATAACCTGGATTTGCACCATGTGTTACACAGCATGTAGGACCATTCTCATATTGCTTCATGGCCTCACGAACAACTTTATGTGTATGGTACAATGTTCTATCAGATAATTTTGGAATTGTTTCATCTGGATGATTTTCCCATCTTTCTAATGATGTATCAATTTCCATAACACCATTTTCCATACACCACTCTAGTAATGCTTGTGCATCAATGTTAAGTGAGCAGTTGATAATTAAATCACCTTCACCAACATAGGTTGATAATACTTTTTTGTAATTACTTGGAAGAATTTCTTTTCTGACATAGTGACAACCAGAACCACCGTGGCGGTGAATAAAAATATGTCTATGATTATCACGTTCTAGTACCGTGATGTTTTTTGGATCGACAGCAAGGTGTCTTAAAATAACAGGTAATATGGCCTGTCCAACAGAACCATAACCAATAATTAGAATTTTACCATAGAAGTCAATATGCTTCTGGTATTTCTCTTTTTCAAATTCTACAAAACTTTTTACAGGCATTTTCTATATCCAAGTTAAACAATAACTGGATATTTATGTTATCTGGTTGCAGGTCCTAGAATCGAACTAGGATCTAAGGATTATGAGTCCTTCGTGATACCGTTTCACCAACCTGCGGTATTTTATTAAAGGCTTCTTTTTCAGCCTCTTCATCATCTATTTCTTGTGGCGTTTTTTTACGGAAAATGGCATCAAAGTTTTTGCCATAAGTATTTTGGTCTACACTAAAAGGTCTTGGATTACTTCCTTTTCCACCATCAGACATTACAAACTCCGTAATAAATTGGAGCGGGTGCCTAGATTCTCACTAGGACATCAGGTGGACCCCAATGTTGTTTGAAACCCCCGCATAACTGGAGCGGACTAACAGAATCGAACTGTTGCCGAAAGATTGGAAATCTCCCGTTCTACCATTAAACTAAATCCGCAATAAACTGGAGCGGGTAGAGAGAATCGAACTCTCAACTAAACCTTGGCAAGGTCTTGTGTTACCACTAGCACCATACCCGCATCTAAAA